TTCGAGAATCAGCGGAAACCCGCTCCAATATAATTTGCTTATCTGGGCTTCCCAAATCTGTAACTTCGATTGTGCCATCAATCTGAATAATATCCCCAGCTTTGGCACTCTTGATATTTTTCAACAAACTTTGCTGATCTGACGCATAATAAACCGTTCCTTCTGCCCGTGCCTGATACCCTGAACAAACACAAAGCACCAAAGCAATACATAGCATAGCCGCCAAAATCCTAAATGATTTCTTCCTTCTGTTGTTCATCTTCTGAACCTCCTGAATATAAATTTTTTACCGCACAAGCGGCAAGAAATATTATATCAGGGCTTTATATAAGGCTCATATAGCGGTTTTTCTGATTCCTGTGATAGTTTACCTATTGGGGCTTAAGAGAGGGTAAGAAAGCACCTTTGAAGTTAATTTTTCAAAAGTGCTTTCTATCTTTAGGCGGTCAATTCTGCCAGGCGGGAAAGGGTAATCACAAACCATTGAAAATCTGCTTCTTCCATTGGTGCATTGCTCCAATGATTCCAATACCGCCATTGTGAGAAAATCGCATCACCTAAAGTCTGAATATCAAGCTGATTTATGATCCGCTGCAAGGCTGCATTATCACGGAATATGTTGTTGCCGGGGAACATTCTTTCAATGGATTCCCCGCAATCCATATTAAAGCCCAAATCCGCAAGCCCTTTACCCATGAATTCAACATCTTCAAAAAATGTGCCGGGAATAGACGTGTGGTTCTTGTACATGTGTTCCCATATCAAAGCGAAACGCCGGATTTTTCTTTTGTCCGCAAGGGGAACTTGCTTGACCGGGCTTCCTTCAATCCTTTGCAGCGTGATATTATCGCCATCAAAAACAAGCTGCACTTCCCGGCGTTCCGGGTTCAGCCCCATCCGGTCAACCCATGTTTTGGGAAGGGATATTTTACAAGTATATGAATTCCGGCTTGCATTGCCCCCGGCTTTTCCAAATATCACATTGGCATTTCTCTTTTCCATGATTACACCACCTTTTGAAATTTGTTCAACGCTCTTTGAATATTATATACTATTGGTAACGAATAGTCAAGGTAAAAGAAAATCCCCCGGATATTTCACCAAGGGATTAAGGGTTTATTCATGTACTCCTTCCGCTATTCTGTCTATCGCTTCATGTACTGCATCTGTTAAACTGTCAACCAATCCATCAATATCAGTATCTTTGTTAATTGTGTTTTGCATACCGGATTGATCTATGTTGATTTCAGCGGTTGTAAATCTGTTCACCGCTTCCTGCTCTGCAATATCACGAAGATATTTCAAATCTTCTTCTGTAATATCCATGCTGTCAGCGATTTTTCCGGTGTTCCCGGCAATATCATCAACACCGCTTCCAATTCCCCCAATACCTGAACCATAGTTCCCCAAATTTGCGTAATCATCCGCACCGGATACATTGGTATCAAACAGGCTGGAAGGATCGAAATTCGCAATGCTTTCATCAATGCCTTCACCGAAGGAATATCCGGCATCCCAAGCCGCCCCGTATTCAAACCGCCCAAGTTTCATATCATCGGCGTTCATTTTTGCCATGACTTCATCACCCTTGCCGAAGGTATCATCTACCCAACCGCCAAGAGAATCACGCCAACCCTGAACACTTCCCGCAAGATTTGAACCGAAGATTGCATCAATAGCCGAAGCCAACGCTTGAAGAATTCCAAGCACGGTATCAACCAAATCAAAGAACAATCGGCAAACTGCCCCGATAGGATCGGTAAACACATTGCCGATAAAGTTTGCCACGGTTGCCACAAGGTTGTAAATCAGCACGAACACATCAACAACCAAATTCCACAAGGCAACAAAGATATTGCCTATGAAAGCAAGGGCAACCATGAACGCCCCGCAAATAATACCCGTTGCGGAAACAGAAGTTCCGGCGAATTTATTCACCGCCGCCACCGCCGCATAGAATAGGGCAATCAGGGCGATTATAAGAATGATAATCCACACGATAGGGCAAGCATACATTGCAGTATTTAGCCCATATTATGCCGCCGTAGCTGCCGCTGTTGCACTTGCTTCTGCGCCTGTTGCGGCTGCGTGCGCATAGGAAGCAATACATAAGGCGATCTTAATTCCTTTGGTGATTGCATTGATAGCGTTTACCGCTAACTGCCACCCATAATAAACCGCAAGGGCGGCTGCTACACCGTAAATGATAGGGGATAACCACGACCAATTATCAGCCACCGCACCCGCAACGCCCACAAGCAAATCAAAGATTTCAAGGGCAATACCCGCCACCATTGAAAGCCCTTCAATAGCATTGTTCACGAACTCTTGAAATGCTTCACTGTTGGCAATCTCATTCATCCTTTGAAGAACGGGCTGAAATGCCATCAAAGCGGTATTCTGAAAAGAAGTCCAAATCTGCGAAAAGGTTTTCGGCATCTGTTCAAACTTTGCGTTGGTATCATCAGCCGCCGCAAACATAGCCGCCTTTACAATATCGGCGGTAATTTGCCCTTCCGCTGCCATATCCTTTAATTGCCCTTTGGGAACTTCCATATAGTCAGCAATCGCCTGAATGATATTCGGGGCTTGCTCCAAAATGCTGTTGTATTCCTCACCACGAAGAACGCCCGAACCCATAGCTTGCGTAAGCTGCAACATAGCGGCATCAATACCCGCCGCTTCTGTTCCGGCAATGGTGAACTGCTTGTTTACCTGTTCCATGAAGGCAATGATTTCTTCCGAACTCCCAAACGCATCACCCGCCATAAGTCCAAGTTTGGAAACGGCATCAGCGGTTGCCTGATAGCTGCCCCTTGCCCGTTCCGCTGAAAGATAAATCATGTTCTGCAAATCCTGTGTGGTTTGCAATCCGTCATTCATCAGGTTCAAGCGGGCGGTTGTAGAAGTAAGCTGATCCGATAGGTTCAACGCTGTTGAAAGGGTTTGAATTGTGGCATAAGCCGCAACCGCCCCTTTGATTGTCTGCATAAGGGAATTTGCTTCATTCGTGCCTTCTTCAATTTCACGATTGAACCGCCCTTGTTCATCAACATTATCCCGGATATATCTTTCAGTATTGCCTACCGTTTGAGATAACCGCAAATAGGCTTGATTGGCTGCTTCAACATCCATGTTTTCAACAGCACGGTTCAACGCTTCCTGTTCCTGAACTGCCTGATCCAACTGCCCCCGTAACTGTTCCAGTTCCGCATTTGCGGTATCAGAACCCATATTCAGGGGGTTGCTTTCGATAAGCTGAATTCGCTGCTGAATCGCTTGCAAGCGGTTTTGCATATTGTTCATATCGGCAATAGCATTATCCGGGAACAAATCAGTTTGTGCCGCTTGTGCTGCAATCCTGCTTTGCGTTTGGTTCAAGGTGTTCAACATATTATTTGCACTTTGAACTTCTTGTTCAAAGCTTTCAACGCCCGTTGAAGTAAATACTTCCATGTTGTCAGATTGCCAGTGAACCGGAACTTGCACGGGTTCAGGCTGTTCCGGTTCAACAGGCAAATCAACAGGGGCGGGTTGATCCACTAACGGATCAGGAACATCCGGTTGCACCGGAAGCACAACCGGGGCTGAATTTGTCGGGGCGGTAGGTGTTTCAGAAGCGGGGGTTTCAAGCCCCTGCATAGCTGCATCCAACTGTTGAATCGCAAGCGTAGCCTGATTGATTGAATCCCTTGCCGCTTCAATGGAAGCCGTATCAACAGGGCTATTCATGGTTTGGTGCAAATCTTCCATAGCAGAAAGCCCCAAATTCACGGAATTGATAACCTGATATAAAACCCCCGTAAAGTTGTCTGTTAATTCAATCGCTGTTCTGATTGTAGCCATGCGGATCACCTACCTTCTGTAAAAATTTCTTGATCTTGCTTTTCAATGTTGGGCGGGGAAGGCGGTTCAAGTAGTCCGCACGAACACGCCGCCTTTCAATTTCCCATTCCATCACATTCAAATACAGCTTTTCATAATCATCAAACACCGCTTTATTGTTCAAATCATGGCAAAGCTGCAATTCTTCATTGCTGTGCTGCATAACTTTAGGAACAAACTGCTTTAATATTGGGTAGAACGGCGATTCTTTTTTCAGGATCATTATTCCGTCATTTGTCAGGGAAGCATATTCATTTGCGCTTTCCAAACCCGGAACAGGCGTTAATTCCTGAATCCACCCAGCTTTTATGTAACCGCTGTTGACCGCCCACAATTCCGGGGTAATTATTTCAATGTTTGGGTTCATGGTTCAACCTCTCAATCTCTGCTTTGGTTTCATTCAGCAAATCAATAAATGGTTGCAACAGGGCTTTGTATTTCGCCGGGTTATTGATATACTTCTTGAAAAGTTCCTGCTGGTTCATCAGGTTTTGAAGTGAACTTTTCAATTTGGTCAAAATCGGCGTAAGCAATGCGATCCGCTTTCGGTCTGATTTTTCAACCATATCCAAAAGCTGCTTGATCTGCCTGTTGTATTCCTGCGTCACCTTCAAAAACTGTTCCTGATGTTTATACATTTTTGTTCCCCTCTCTATTGTGAAGCAAAATTCACAACCTTTGAAAAAAGTTCATCTATATTCAAAATACTTTGAATTTCTTCTTTTCGCTGGTCTATGCTTTGCTTCAATTTCTGTATTTTTTCTTCACCCTCTATATGGCGTATAGCCATACGCTCAACGGATGAACCGTGATCTTTGAACGCCTGATAGCCCGTACCCTGATAGGCGTTCATATAACCGTATATTTCGGCTATATCGCTGATTTCGTGCTTGTTCCGTAGAATTGATAAAGCGTTCCTTTCTATTACTCCAACACGGGCATGAGATAAATTCAGCCGTTCAGCGATTTCTTTCAAAGTAGCCGATCCTTTATAGTGTCCTATAATAATTTCTGCTTGCCGTTCTTCCAATTCGTCAACGATCTGCCAAATCAGATTTTCAGCTTGTTCCTGTGCAGCTTCTTCAATAACCTGTTCTTCCAAGTCAAGGGGATCGGCAATGCCATCTTCCACGGTCAGATTATCCGCACCGGGCAACAGTTCGCTTGTAATGATACATTCCGCTTCATACATTGCTTTTCGTAGATTTTTAAGCTGTGTTTCTGTTATTTCCAAATCCCGGCAAATTGCAAAATCGGACGGTTCAACGCCTTGCGTTTGCTGTTTGGCAATGTACTTCTTATATTTTAAAATGCGCTCCATCATGTGAATCGGGATTCTTTTAATATGCCCGTTGCGGTCTATATACCGCCTAAGTACGCTTTGAATCCAATACCCAAGATAAGTAATGAACTTTGCTTCTTTATCCGGCTGGTAACGCTCCACGGCTTCATATAAACCGAAATAGGCTTCCTGCATTAAATCATCCATATCAGCATAAGCGGAATATTTCTTTGCCTGTTGGTAAATGAAAGAACGGTTCTGCAAATAAAGCTGTTCCATGTTTTCAGTCGGATTGATCCCGGCTTGTATTTGTTGAACAAATTCTTCATTCTCCATGTGCTTCAAACCGCCTTTTCATAGTGTCGTAATATGACTTTGAGAGAGAAAGCCAACAAATCATTTTTTCAATGCTCTGCTGGTGGATTCCGTTTTCTTTGGCTTCTATAATTTGCGCTGCCTGTTCCCGAATTCGTTTTTCCGATTCAAGAAGTTGCATTTGCATATTGGGCGTCGTTCTTTTCATGCTCTATTCTCCTGATATGCTTAAATTGCTTTTACATGGTTAGCCCCATTTTTCAAACAATTCAAGCATAATTTCCTGATGAGTTGGATATACGGCGGGAACACCATTTGAAGAATACGCTGTTGTTACCCCGCTTTGGGTTACTGTGATTTTGCTTCCCGGTTTGATTGTAATATCAGGGGAAACAAACAGCTTGACCGCCTGTGATATAGCTGCGGCTGTTTCCGTTTGAATTGCCGTTGTTATCGTTTCAAATGACAGCTTGCAAGGCTGATTTTCCAAAACAACGACTTCTTCCATGTGCGTTATATGTGTTACGGGGTCTTTAACTGATTGGCGTTCCGAAACACTCAAAATCCCGCAATATGTAGCTTCTATTGCTTTCCTTGCGGCTCTCTGTGCCGCCTGAATTGCCCTGTTCATACTTATTTACCCTTTCAAAAAATGCGCCGGGCGTTATCGTTTGATTGCCCGGCGCACTGAATAAATTATTTCGCGGCTGCTGTCTGCACCTGATAATAGATCGCCTTTGCCTTATTATCTAAAACAAAAGAATCATAAGCAATACGACCTTCCATCAGCGAACCACTGATACCGGGTGCATCTTCATGGATTTTATATTCACTCAATTTCGTTGGTGAAACAGTTGCACACGGATGAACGATCATAAAGCCGAAGTTTTCAGGCAAGCGGGTTTTTGGTACTTTCAGCACCAATGCGCCATCAATCATTGCCACAACACCCTTTAACCGTAGATCATTGCCAATATCTGTTTCCATGATAATATCTTTACTCTGTTTAATCAGCAGATAAGTATCAGGGGTAACAACGATAATGCGCCCGGTTTCAGGCACTTCCGCATTGTCCAGTGCCGTATTTGCTTTCAGAATTTCCATGCAAATATTATCTTTGGTGAGTTCAATAGCTGCGGGCTTAATTCCGGCATTACTACACATCACATTGTAGGTATGTGTATCAACCTCTGGAATAACCTTCTCCCGAAGCTGTCTGGATAATGCTGTACCACCTTCAAGAATACCGCCTGTTTCATCCATATCCAACTTATCAATAGCAAAGGTAAATGAACGATCCTTTGTAAGCGTGAATTCCTCTGTGGTTGCATCCAAGCCCTGAATTACACCATAGCGGGAAGCATTGCCGCTTGTTCCAGCACGGTCATAATCTTCCATATCTGCGGTAGATACCTTGTAGACTTTAACCGTTTTTGCACCATCAAAATCAAAGTCCTGATTGGTTAAAAGGGATGTTTTACTTTCCATAGTGAAAATCTCATCCACATACGGCAAAAATTTTGTTACTAAATTTATTGTTGCCATGTTTTACGCTTCCTTTCATCAAGTGCGAAGCCCCATAGCCTTTCTGATTTCTATATCAGTTCCAGTTCCGGAAGTAGTTGGTGCTTTACTACTTACCCCCGGCTGAAAGCCAACGAATTTCATATTGCTTGCGGCATTCGCCTTATACTCATTAAATATTTTTTCAATGGTTTCAATGCTCTTTTTCATGGTTTCCTCATCCGTACAGTTGAGAGCATCAAAAAGCTGTACGGGCAAGCCCTTTTCTGATAACAGTTCCTTTGCGCTCATGTGAAGTTCACGCTGTGCAAGTTCCTGTTCCCTTTTCGCAAGGTCAGCTTCACCGCTGTTCTTT